TTACGCCTTCTTTATATCCTCCATAATTCCAGAGTGGGACATATTTGGGACATTATCACCAAAAATGTCGTCTATTTTCCTCGCATGCTCTGTCAAATGATTAGGCGCAAGGTGAGCATACCTACGAACCATTTCTATGGACTCCCATCCGCCCATTTCCTGAAGCACTGATAATGGGACGCCTGACTGAATCAGCCAGCTTGCCCAGGTGTGTCTGAGGTCATGGAAACGGAAATCTTCAATTCCTGCACGACGACAAGCTGATAGCCATGATGTCTTGCTGTCGATGCGCATCTTCCTGACCGCAGGCGTTGATGTTCCATCTGCTCGCTTAGCCGCCTTGGTATGTACAAACACCCATTTGTGATGCTTGCCTATTTGATCACGCAACACTTTACAGGCGGTATCGTTCAGCGCCACACCAATGGCGCGGTTTGATTTGCTCTCTTCTGGATTCACCCAGGCAACTCGTCGCTGCATGTCGATTTGTTGCCATTCCAGATTTATGATGTTCGACTTTCTCAGACCAGTTGCCAGCGCAAACTTGACGACAGATTTCAGTGGTTCGGGGCACTCATCAATAAGGCGTTTTGCTTCCTCCTTTTCCAGCCATCTGACTCGCTTGTTTCTGACCGCTGGTATCTTGATGACAGGCGCTTTTTCCAGCCACTTCCAGTCGCGTTCTGCAGCACGGAGAATGGCCTTTATCATGGCAAGATGCTTTGCCTTTGTCTGAGTTGATACTGGCTTTGGTTCATAAACAGGCAGTTCTTTACCTTTCCTGATGGCGGCCTGAACTTTCTGTTTCCATATTTCTTTCGTCTTTCTGTTATGCATTCTGCTTACAGCAGAGTAAATCTTTGCCTCCGAGATATCTTTAAGCCTTATACCCTCAAAATGTTCAAGCCAGAACTCAATCCGGCTTTTATCTGAATCGAGAGATTTTTTATCAGCTTTTTCCTCAAGCCATCTTAGGCAGGCCTCTTCAAAAGTGACATCAGGTAAATCCCCTAGCTTTTCTACTCGCCAGAGTTCTGCTTTTCGCTTGTCGTGCAACTCCTGAGCTTGCCGCTTGTCCTTTGTGCCAAGAGATTCCTTAATTCGTTTCCCGCCCGGGAGCGAATACGAGGCATACCATATTTCATTTCTGCGGAAGAGTGACATTTTCTTTCCTCTGTTATGCCATCACCCGCGCTCACCTGGACAGTATGCAGCGGAGACTGAAGCGCCGCAATGCAGGCTTGCCGTGTTGTGAGGTAAGGAGATTTTGGCTTGGTTGGATCTTTACGTGTTGCCTGTAGGCGGCCTGTTCGTATCCAGTTGGTGGCGGTTGGTCTGGATATCTTAAGAAACTGACAGGCCTCATCGAGTGTGAGGCTGTATGATTCCATGGTTACCTCTGCTTTTTGAACGCATGTCACGTAACTTCTTAATGTGTTCTGCCGTTTCGATCTCTTCTGCTATCCGATCTGCATCAGCTTTATTCACAGGTTCAAAGTCATGATTAAAGCGGAACATGCTGGCGATACATGTTCTGCCTTTTCGGATGTAGTGAACTTTGTTGTGGGTAGAACGCAGGATTTTGCAGGGAGTGCCGTGGTGGTCGACGTACCAGGTGTTAGGAAAAATGATTCTGAACATTTTTACACCTCAGTTGGACGATGTTGAAATTTGCTGCTTTGAGGCCATCACAGTCCCCATTGTTTGTTCTTAAGTTCGATCTCCTCCTGGCAACTTGCACAAGTCCGACAACCCTGAACAGCCAGGCGTCTTCGCTCATCTATCGGATCGCCACACTCACAACAATGAGTTGCGGATACAGTCTGGTAGTTCAGACGACGCATTTTTATTGCTGTATTGCGCTGTAATTCTTCGATTTCTGATGCTGAATCAATGATGTCTGCCATCTTCCATTAATCCCTGAATTGTTGGTTAATACGCTTGAGGATGAATGCGAACAATAAAAAAGGAGCCTGTAGCTCCCTGATGATTTTGCTTTTCATGTTCACCGTTCCTTAAAGACGCCGTTTAACATGCCGATCGCCAGGCTTAAATGAGTCGGTGTGAATCCCATCAGCGTTACCGTTTCGCGGTGCTTCTTAAGTACGCTACGGCAAATGTCATCGACGTTTTTATCCGGAAACTGCTGTCTGGCTTTTTTGATTTCAGAATTAGCCTGACGGGCAATGCTGCGAAGGGCATTTTCCTGCTGAGGTGTCATTGAACAAGTCCCATGTCGGCAAGCATAAGCACACAGAATATGAAGCCCGCTGCCAGAAAAATGCATTCCGTGGTTGTCATGCAGCCTCCCGACGGGCAAGAATCCTTGAGCCGAACGCCATCAACTCTCCACGATCAACGGTCGTAAAGCGGCAGTGTGTACGGGGGTATGGGTGCCAGATAATGAGCATCGAGCCTTTATTATTTCCACTGACGGTTTTCTCAGTGAGTGGGTTAATAAATGCCAGTCGTCCTGCCGTGATGAATCTGACCTCACTGGCGGTTTGTATCGCTTCATGAAACCATCCGACAGATGTGTCAGCAGGCAATAACATTACACATCCCACACTACTGAATTTGTTTTCAGTGGCTGCCTTTTTCACAAAAGGGGAAATATTGCTGTATGGTGGATTCAACCAGACATAACCAGAGGCATATCCCATTGCTTCAGGCCATGAAGTGGTTAATGTGTTCTGCTCCTGTGAGATAAAAAGCCGACATAGTCGGTTTTTTTCGCTGGCGGCAGCATCAAGTTGAAAAACGAACTCTGCATTAAGCGCAGCAAAAATCTCTGGTGGTGTGCGCCAGCTGTCGCGATGTTCGGCAGGAGTATTGCTTCCGGTGAAATCAGTCATACAGCCCCCGTTTATTATTTATCTCCTCAGCCAGCCGCTGTGCTTTCAGGGGATTTCGGATAACAGAAAGGCCGGGAAATATCCAGCCTCGCTTTGTAACGGAGTAGACGAAAGTGATCGTGCCTACCCGGATATTATCGTGAGGATGCTTCATCGCCATTGCTCCCCAAATACAAAACCAATTTCAGCCAGTGCCTCGTCCATTTTTTCGATGAACTCCGGCACCATCTCGTCAAAACTCGCCATGTACTTTTCATTCCGCTCAATCACGACATAATGCAGGCCTTCACGCTTCATGCGCGGGTCATAGTTGGCAAAGTACCAGGCATCTTTTCGCGTCACCCACATGCTGTACTGCACCTGGGCCATGTAAGCCGATTTTATTGCCTCAAAACCACCGAGCCGGAATTTCATGAAATCCCGGGAGGTAAACGGGCATTTCAGTTCAAGGCCGTTGCCGTCACTGCATAAACCATCGGGAGAGCAGGCGGTGCGCATACTTTCGTCGCGATAGATGATCGGGGATTCAGTAACATTCACGCCGGAAGTGAATTCAAACAGGGTTCTGGCGTCGTTCTCGTACTGTTTTCCCCAGGCCAGCGCCTTAGCATTAACTTCCGGAGCCACACCGGTGCAAACCTCAGCCAGCAGGGTGTGGAAGTAGGACATTTTCATGTCAGGCCACTTCTTTCCTGAGCGGGGCTTTGCTATCACGTTGTGAACTTCTGAAGCGGTGATGACGCCGAGCCGTAATTTGTGCCATGCATCATCTGAACCGCCCCGGGTTTCCTGGAGAGTGTTTTATCTGTGAACTCAGGCTGCCAGATCATCGTTTCCGATGGAAGCATAATAAGCTTTTTCTGCTTCTGCCGGAGGAGTATGGCCCAGCCTTCCCAGCAATCGTCGATTGTTATACCAGTCCACCCACGTTAGTGTGGCCAGTTCCACTTCTGCACGGTTTTTCCAGCTCTTACGGTGTATTACCTCCGCTTTGTAAAGACCATTGATGCTCTCAGCCATCGCGTTGTCATACGAGTCGCCTGTACTCCCTGTTGATGCCAGTAATCCGGCTTCTTTTAGTCGCTCCGTATAGGCCAGTGACACATACTGAGAGCCTTTATCGCTGTGATGGATGGTGCCAGACGGACGACGGGCCCACAACGCCTGCTCCAGCGCATCCAGCACGAATGTCGTTTCCATAGACGATGAGACCCGCCACCCCACGATGTATCCGGCAAACACATCAATGATAAACGCCACATAGACGAAGCCCTGCCATGTGCTGACGTAAGTAAAATCAGCCACCCACAGCTGGTCAGGTCGTTCTGCCACAAACTGACGGTTTACGCGGTCGCCTGCGGCAACGGCTTTCCGGCTGACGGTAGTGCGGACCTTTTTACCCCGGAGAACACCGGCAAGTCCCATAACCGCCATGAGGCGCGCCACTGTACATCTGGCTACCCTGATTCCTTCCCGTAACAACTGACGCCAGACTTTACGCACACCGTACACCTGATGATTTTCATCGTATACGCGCTGTATCTCTCTCTTCAGCCAGTCGTCGTGCTGCGCACGGGCACTGCGTTTATCCGGATGATGTCGCTGTTGCTGACAATGGTAATACGTTGACGGGGCAATATGCAGTTCGCTGCATACCGGTCCGACCCCGTACTGCTCACGCAGCTTATCCAGCAGTGGCATCATTTTTTCCAGAGGCGGTCGAACTCCGCCTTCGCAAAATAAGCGGAAGCCTGGCGAAGGATATCGTTACTGCGGCGCAGTTCACGATTTTCACGTTCCAGCTCTTTCAGACGCTGACGTTCAGCACTGGTGAGCCCACCATCACCGCCCCCGGTATCCCGCTCATGCTGGCGAACCCAGACACGCAGAGTCTCCGGCGTACAGCCAATCTTTGGGGCAATGGAACAAATTGCCGCCCACTGTGAGTCATATTCATCCTGACTTTCCAGAACCATACGAATCGCCCGCTGACGGACTTCGGGGGAAAAACGAGTATTTTTAGTCATCCTGTTTACCTCTTTCTCAGGGAGTTTAGTCTCCAGGATTTCCGGGGCGGTTCAATCCCCCTGTTCGACAGCTCTCACGTCGATCCCGGTACGCTGCAGGATAATGTCCGGTGTCATGCTGCCACCTTCTGCTCAGTGGCTTTCTGTTTCAGGAATCCAAGAGCTTTCACTGCTTCGGCTTGTGTCAGTTCTGACGATGCGCGAATGTCGCGGCGAAATATCTGGGAACAGAGCGGCAATAAGTCGTCATCCCATGTTTTATCCAGGGCGATCAGCAGAGTGTTAATCTCCTGCATGGTTTCATCGTTAACCGGAGTGATGTCGCGTTCCGGCTGACGTTCTGCAGTGTATGCGGTATTTTCGACAATGCGCTCGGCTTCATCCTTGTCATAGATACCCGCAAATCCGAAGGCCAGACGGGCACACTGAATCATGGCTTTATGCCGTAACATCCGTTTGGGATGCGACTGCCACGGTCCGGTGATTTCTCTGCCTTCGCGGGTTTTGAATGGTTCGCGGCGGCATTCATCCATCCACTCGGTAACGCAGATCGGATGATTACGGTCTTTGCGGTAAATCCGGCATGTACAGGATTCATTGTCCTGCTCAAAGTCCATGCCATCAAACTGCTGGTTTTCATTGATGATGCGGGACCAGCCATCAACGCCCACCACCGGAACGATGCCGTTCTGCTTATCAGGGAAGGCGTAAATTTCTTTCGTCCACGGATTAAGGCCGTACTGGTTGGCGACGATCAACAATGCGATGAACTGCGCATCGCTGGCATCACCTTTAAATGCCGTCTGGCGAAGAGTGGTGATCAGTTCCAGTGGGTCGACAGAATCCATGCCGACACGTTCAGCCAGCTTCCCTGCCAGCGTTGCGAGTGCTGTACTCATCCGTTTTATACCTCTGAATCAATATCAACCTGATGGTGAGCAATGGTTTCAACCATGTACCGGATGTGTTCTGCCATGCGCTCCTGAAACTCAACATCGTCATCAAACGCACGGGTAATGGCTTTTTTGCTGGCCCCGTGGCGTTGCAAATGATCGATGCATAGCGATTCAAACAGGTGCTGGGGCAGGCCTTTTTCCATGTCGTCTGCCAGTTCTGCCTCTTTCTCTTCACGGGCGATCTGCTGGTAGTGACGCGCCCAGCTCTGAGCCTCAAGACGATCCTGAATGTAATAAGCGTTCATGGCTGAACTCCTGAAAATGGCTGTGAAAATATCGCCCGCGAAATGCCAGGCTGATTAGGAAAACAGGAAAGGGGATTAGTGATTCAGGCCGTTACCGCGTCCGTCGAGAAAAACTTCCACGAGCAAATCACGGGTATAAGTGCGCTCGATGCCGCGATGCAGATAAAGCCGTCCGCGTAAATTAGCTGATGCAGTCCAGGTACCATCTTTGTGTTTGACCAGCATTCCTGGCATGACCGCACCTCGATTAACGGTCTGCGTTCCATAATGTTGATGAACCATAAAAACTCCTGCCCGTAAGCTGGGCTGCTGAACATATAGAGACTTCTGCGCGTATTCAGGCGGTGGATGGCCGCCGGTTGTCATAACTAAGCCGCCTCGTTGAAGCGACTAAGGTATGAAATGTTGAGTTAATTTCAGCTGGTCACACCGACGTTCACGCGTCCGTTTCACCCCTCGCACTCCCCGAAGCCTGCTGAAATTCAAACTGCGGATCTAAGCGGTCATCGCAACGGTGAATCAGGTAGTTGCCGTATCGTTGTGTTGTTGCGATGAACTTATTTAAAACTATAGTTGTTTTATCATCAACAACAAAAGTTGTTTTATTGGTTGTTTTAGATATAACTGGTTGTATTTAGGATGGATTTATTTTGTGACTTGCATCGCACAGCGATAACTGAAGCGAGGTCGTGGTGGTTTTTTGAACGGTTTGTGTGATGAGGGGAGGCAAAAGAAAACCCGGCACGACGGCCGGGGAAATCATTTCGCATCTACAATAAATAACCTGTTTATCTGGCCTTTTTTAACAGTAGCCTTTGCGGTTATAGTGAATACTGCAGATGGATCACCTTTGGTTGATATATATGCACTAAGAGCTCTAATATACGGGTTATTCTTCTTTCCTGCAGCTGGATCGCTAATTTCAGCAGTGATTCTCTTTTTTGAGTCATCACCATCTAAAATTATTTTAGCTGTCATATTTTGTGCATCAAATTCTGTAAGAAAAGCACGATACTCACGAAGACCGAGAACTTCATCATCATCAAGCCTATCAATTTCAGCTTTATCTCTCTCGTTAACTTTTAGAAGGCAGCCGTCAACATTTGTTGCAACACTTATCTGATCGCAAGTATTACCAATAGGTGATACTGCCTGCCTTACAGAGGGGCGAAGCTCTACAGCCATTCGGTCAATCAAAGAGATCAACTTATCAATGGTTCCAGCATCCTTGTTTCCTAGTGCCTCTATGGCCTTTTCAAGTGACTGCTGCAAAGCTTTCATTTCATCTTTCTTGTTAGAATTTCTCGCAAAAATATATTGTAGTATTGCGCCAAGTATAGTTGCGGCGATCCCCGAGAACAACTGGTTCTGAGTGGCGAAGTTAAGAACTGCTTCAAGAGTAAAGCAGTTAGCTTTTGCTTCGCGTGCGTAAACCTTAACTTCCTGATAATTAATGTATTTACTATATTTTTGTGTAACAGAGAAAGAAGCTGCTGTTGAGAGAACTTTAGAAAAACCCTTTAGGGATTCTCCTAGGCAGTTCAAATCTATTTCATGATTTAAAGCATCTTTTCCGTCATACCTAAGAGAGATTTTTATATCCTGTAAAGCGTCACAATCCATAAATCGCTCTCGTCTAATTCTAATTAAATTTACTATCCCCTAAACGACTCATCAGCACAGTACTGATTATCCATGTTTCCTGTACGTCTGGGGCATGCTCCCAATAACCTTACCGAAGATGAACACCCGGTTCATCTCGTCTTTCTCGATCGGGTCCCACGGTGAGTAGCTCTTGTTATCAGAGATAACCAGCAGCTTATCCTTCATCATTTGCAGGCGCTTTACATGGGCTGTGTCGTCGTACAGAAACGCATAGATACCATCACCGTCGAAAGATTTAACCGTGATATCAACGAACAGCAGATCACCTGGTTCGATCGTTCCTGACATGCTGTCACCACGCACGTTAATGATGCGGATATTTTCCGCCTTCCTACCATCGAACATGTGACGAGCATCGTCAAACGAGTACTCAACCGAGCGTAGAACTTCTACAAACTCACGGTTGATGACTCCCGGCCCAGCACTGACTTCTATATCAAGAACGTCAATCTTGAAGTATTTGGAATGGCTGACAGTTGATTGTATTGGTTGCACTGTACTGTCTGACATATTTCCAACGCCAGAAGATAACCATTCTGCGCGCACACCCAAAGCGTTCGCGATCTCCACGATTTTAGTTGTTTGATTAGCTTTCCCTGTTTCGATTTTCTGAATAGCAGCCTGGCTAACCCCGACCAAATCCCCAAGCGCCTTTTGTGTAAGGCCTCGCGCTAATCTGGCTTCTTTAAGTCTTTCTGAGAGTGTTGTTTTCATAGTCCAAATGTACAACCAAGGTTTTATTCCATCAAACGAAAATGGTTGTTGACTAAAAACAACCATAGTTTTAATCTTGATTCAAATTAACCACGGAGGTTGTTATGAACCCAGCTATCAAAACAGCGATCAATATCGTTGGTTCACAAAAGAAACTGGGCGCTGCTTGCGAAGTTTCACAGCAGGCCGTCTATAAGTGGCTTCACAACAAAGCAAAGGTATCCCCTGAACATGTCGGCAGCATTGTTACGGCTACTGGTGGAGTAGTGAAGGCATACCAGATTCGCCCGGATCTTCCGAAGTTGTTTCCACACACCGAAAAGAACGCAGCTTAAATTTCCATTTCACGCTCTTTAACAATAAGCAATCAACTTAACAGTCAATTCAAACTAAAGGAGTCAATTATGCAACCACTTACATACCAACAGACTAGCGGATTTAGCCCGACTGCGGTGATAAATCGTTCTCAAACAAAACAGGTGCCAGGCCACGAAAAAATCCGTGATGCCGTCCGCGCCTGGTCGGCTGTAGATAACCAGGATGTCGTTGCCACACTCATTGTGAATGAGTATCGGGAGCAGGGCGGCGGCACCATCGATTTCCCTGATGATGTCAGCCGTGCACGCCAGAAGCTGTTCCGCTTCCTCGATAACAAATTCGATTCTGAAAAATACCGAAATAACGTGCGTGAACTGACCCCGGCAATTCTGGCGGTACTACCGCTGGAATATCGCGGTTACCTGGTTGAGCAGGATAGCTTCATGGCTAGGTTGGCTGAAATGGAAAAGGAACTCAGTGAGGCAAAACAGGCTGTCATTCTCAACGCACCACGCCACCAGAAACTGAAGGAAATTAGTGAAGGTATTGTGTCGATGTTTCGTGTGGACCCAGATCTGGCTGGTCCATTGATGGCGATGGTTACTACCATGCTGGGGGCGATATGACAGGTTCAGAAATGGCGAAAGCCGGTCTGCTGGAACAGAACCGACTTTCAGGTGCAAATCGTAACACACTCATTGCGGGAGGAATTATGGCAAACACTGCTGAGATATTCAATTTTCCAGTGCCGGATGCGGCACAAAAGGAGCCGCGCGTGGCAGATCTCGATGATGGTTATACGCGCATTGCAAATGAGTTGCTGGAAGCTGTGATGCTGGCCGGATTAACACAGCACCAGCTTCTGGTCTTCCTGGCTGTCATGCGCAAAACATATGGCTTTAATAAAAAACTGGATTGGGTGAGCAACGAGCAACTTTCCGAGTTGACCGGGATATTGCCGCACAAGTGTTCTGCTGCAAAAAGCGTTCTGGTAAAGCGTGGGATTCTTATTCAGAGCGGGCGGAATATCGGCATTAATAATGTGGTCAGTGAATGGTCAACATTACCCGAATCAGGTAAGAAAAATAAAGTTTACCTGAAAGAGGTAAATTTACCTGAATCAGGTAAGAAAAGTTTACCCAAATCAGGTAAAGGCGTTTACCCGAATCAGGTAAACACAAAAGACAAACTAACAAAAGACAATATAAAACCTTTTTCGTCCGAGAATTCTGGCGAATCCTCTGACCAACCAGAAAACGATCTTCCTGTGGAGAAACCAGATGCTGCAATTCAGAGCGGCAGCAGGTGGGGGACAGCAGAAGACCTGACCGCCGCAGAGTGGATGTTTGACATGGTGAAGACCATCGCGCCATCAGCCAGAAAACCGAATTTTGCAGGGTGGGCTAACGATATCCGCCTGATGCGTGAACGTGACGGACGTAACCACCGCGACATGTGCGTGCTGTTCCGCTGGGCATGCCAGGACAACTTCTGGTCCGGTAACGTGCTAAGTCCGGCCAAACTCCGCGACAAGTGGACCCAACTCGAAATCAACCGTAACAAGCAACAGGCTGGCGTGACAGCCGGAAAATCAAAACTCGACCTGACAAACACTGACTGGATTTATGGGGTGGATTTATGAAAAACATCGCCGCACAGATGGTTAACTTTGACCGTGAGCAGATGCGCCGGATCGCCAACAACATGCCGGAACAGTACGACGAAAAGCCGCAGGTACAGCAGGTAGCGCGGATCATCAACGGTGTGTTCAGCCAGTTACTGGCAACTTTCCCGGCGAGCCTGGCTAACCGGGACCAGAACGAACTGAACGAAATCCGCCGCCAGTGGGTTCTGGCTTTCCGGGAAAACGGGATCACCACAATGGAACAGGTTAACGCAGGAATGCGCGTAGCCCGTCGGCAGAATCGACCATTCCTGCCATCACCCGGGCAGTTTGTCGCCTGGTGCCGGGAAGAAGCATCCGTTACCGCCGGACTGCCAAACGCCAGCGAGCTGGTTGATATGGTTTACGAGTATTGCCGGAAGCGTGGCCTGTATCCGGACGCAGAGTCTTATCCGTGGAAATCAAACGCGCACTACTGGCTGGTTACCAACCTGTATCAGAACATGCGGGCTAATGCGTTGACTGACTCGGAATTACGGCGCAAGGCTGCCGATGAACTTGCCCATATGACTGCGAGAATTAACCGTGGTGAGGTTATACCTGAACCAGTAAAACAACTTCCTGTCATGGGCGGTAGACCTCTAAATCGTGCACAGGCTCTGGCGAAGATTGCAGAAATCAAAGCTAAGTTCGGACTGAAAGGAGCCAGTGTATGACGGGAAAAGAAGCAATTATTCATTACCTGGGGACGCACAAGAGCTTCTGTGCGCCGGACGTTGCTGCGACAACAGGTGTGACATTAACCAGCATAAATCAGGCTGCGGCAAAAATGGCGCGGGCAGGAATCCTGGTCATTGATGGTAAGGTCTGGCGAACGGTATGTTATTTTTAATAATAGAAAACGTATGGGAGCTTAAATCCTTGTATATGAAATTTATTACCGTCGCTCTACGGTTAAATCATGAAAATTTATATAAAAATGAATGTTTGTAATTGCATGTTTAATATGATGACCTCGTGTTGACTATTATAAATTATAGGTGTGTAAGATGTTTAAAGTAGATGAGGTGATTAATATCGATTCCTTACTATATATTCAAGCCCTGTGATTAAGCGATGTACTGAATGCTTGTAGGAAGGTTGTATATTATATAGTGTTTAAAATTATGGTGCTACAATTGTTTATGGCGTTTTGCAATCATGCGAAAACCTATGATTGACAATTGTTACTGAGTCTTGTAAGAATGCACCACGTATTGGTTAATGAATGTGGTGAAAAAATGGATGAGTTTCTTGCGACTATTATTAATAGCACAGTAGGAAAAGCTGCGGAAAAAATAACAGAAGTATTGCTCTCTAAACCTTGGGCTAGGGACCTAGATGAAGGCAAGGTTATACTCGAACAATTAAATGATCCCCTCGGGAGAGAAAATTATTTAAGAAAGCATGTGCTACCATCTCTGAAAATGAGAACTTTGCACAACGCTGATTATGATATTTTTTTAGATGATATTTATTATCCGTTAACTGTTGAGGTGGCATCTAATAAAGACAAGGTCGTTATAAAAGATGGGGTCACTTTACCATTTCATGGTATTGTAAATATAGTCGGTATAGCGGGGCAAGGGAAAAGTACTATTTTACGCAAGTTGTTTAGCGAGGAAATAAAAAAATCAGAACGGATACCTTTTTTTATTGAATTAAGAAGGGTGAAGAATGCAAATATTATTGCTTATCTGGCAGACATTCTTAATTCATTTGGTGTGGGGTGTTCAGAGGATAGCTTGAAAATATTACTGCAATCCCAAAGAGTCGTTTTAATGTTGGATGGATTTGATGAGGTTAAACATGAAGAGCGAACTATGATGATGAATGAAATAAAAAACATTCATTATCATTTTAACACACCAATTATCGCAACAACGAGACCAAATACAGATATATGTTATACTACTGATGTGTATAATATTTTTATAGATAAGCTAAATATTTCTGATAAGATTTGTATTCTTCATTCTTTATCGAAAAATGACAGATTCTCAAGTAGTGATGCCTCGTTTAAAGTCTTGGCGGATTTACTATGTGATAAAGAAGAACTTGAGGGAACTATTTGCAATCCAATTTTAGTTACTCTTTTGTATTATTGTTATCCTTATATGAATGATATTCCAAATAATATAATAGAGTTTTATCGAAGCCTCTTTGACACCTTATATGCAAGGCATGATAAAATAAAAGTATATACGCGCGAGAAAAAATCAAACATTATTGGTGAAAAAGCTAAATTGTGTTTTTCAGCTATTTGCTATAACGCACTGATTGAGGAGAAATTTGAGTTTTGGGGAGAGGAGTTGCTTAGATATGCTGAAGATGCTATTGAAACAGAAGGTTATCTTAAAGAAGATGCATCAAACTTTATAGATGATCTTATTGAGATAACTTGCCTTATCCAACCTGAGGGAAATAATAGGTATGTTTTTCTGCATAAATCAGTGCAAGAATTTTATGCTGCTTTTGCGGTAGCAAATTTACCGATTGAGTATAAAAAAGATATATACGAAAATCTTATGGTGGCTATTAAATGCTCTGAACAGTTAGATAACTTCATGTTGTTTTTACATTCACTAGATTCCAAAGCATTTATAGATGAAATCACAATAAAAGCTTCTCGTGATATGGGGGTTGTAGATGTCGCAAACATGACGAGAGAGAGAGTTGAGAATGTTTTTGACTCGGCACTAAGTAGAGTATTTATCAAAGGCAACTCGACATCGAATGACTCAGTGATTTCGCTTCATTACGACTTTGTATTAGGTTCGCTCTTAGGTATTGATATTCTACCTATAATGTCTGGAAAAGAACGAGTTCCTATGACAAAAATTGATTTGATTTTTGACGACCTTTTTTCATGCACGATGGATAAGGGTGAGTTAAACTTATACAAATTTGAAGTTAAAAAACAAAAAAAATAATGTTGATACTGATGTTCAGACTGATGATTATTTATTTCCCTTGGTGGATTATCTTAAGGTCATGGGGTTTTATGGTTTGATGCTGGATACTTACCATCAGACAATTAAGGATTTTTATGATAGATATTATCAACCAGCTTATGATTCGAATCTTCGAAGAACACTAGCAATGGGAAGAAATTTCAAGTTAAAGAAAAATAATTAAATTGATAGTTACAAAGAGACAGCTAATTATAAGTTTCTAACAGTTGAAAAATTAATTGTAAGTAGGCAATATTAATAAGCCGGAGCCTGAACAACTCCGGTGACTTCTGCGCTAAACGGGGACGTTTATGCGCACATACAATCCAACCTATCTTCTCCATTCACAGATGCAGAAATGCACCTACGATTTTTTACATTCGGTGTTTTACTTCGACAGCCAGAATTGGGAGTCTCTATTCGTCTGGCGGCTAAAGGTGATATGGAAATCGTTATGTTTTGGCCTGAGGTAGTTGTAACTGTTGTAGCAGCTATGGCTGTGATCATCATGGTGTCCATTTACTGGGGTTGACGACATGATTTATCTGGGGATATATTCTGTGCGTTGCCGCAAAATCGGCACACGGGATTGGCGTCCCGGAATACTACTCAACGCATACCGCGTTAAGCGGTTTTTTTATGCGCTAAGCACGGCTACGCCCAAATTATGGTGGGCTGTGTGAGGGCTTCTTCGGGAGCGCCGGATTTGAGTAGCCGGTTACGCCAACCTTGCACAGTTCACCACCAGTCGATTGGCGTCGTTGGTGGTGATGGTTAACCTGATGAGGTGAAACTATGACTACTCAATTAGCATTCCACAAAACGACGTTTACCCCAATTTGCCACAATAACAGAATTTGGCTTACTGCCACTGAAGTTGGTTTAGCTCTGGAATATGCGGACGATAAAGCAGTTCAGCGCATTTACTCTCGTCACTCAGATGAATTTACAGATATGATGACAAGGGTGGTCAAAGTGACCACCCCTCGTGGAATGCAGGAGTCTCGAGTATTTAGCCTTCGCGGAGCTCATTTGATCGCCATGTTTGCACGAACTCCTGTAGCCAAAGAGTTCCGCCGCTGGGTTCTGGATATTCTCGATCGAGAAGTTCAACAATCCCCGATCACAAAACAATTCACTGATAACGAACTTTGCACACTTGCTTGGTTATGGCGAGCTGGGGATGCGATGTTAACCGCCTGCCAGAACGTTACTCCTCTTCTTCAGGTTGCGGAGCATCGTGAAGCTGGTCGCTTCACTTCCATCGAGCAAGAATATCCCCAGATACTCACCAGAGCGCGAGCAATCCTCGCCAGAGAAACGGCACATGTAAAATTCCAGCCGTGGCAGGATGATAAGTGGAGTCGAGTACAATTGCCACATTTGCGTCAGAATGTTATTAAACAACGTTAGCTACTGTGTCTCTCCAATTTAGCTAACATATGGATTCATAAGAAAAAGGAGCTTTTGCCATGATGTCCTTCACCAAATGTAAATTAATGCACAGCCATAAAACTAGCGTAAATGCAGCGCTCTTGGACGATACGAAATTAGTTGTAGAGAGGGATCTCCATTTTCTTCGTGAGTTATACATATCAAGCCCAGAAGAATTTGTCGGGCATTGGGTTTATGCAAATGAGCCAATATTTCATGAACATCCACTGTCTGTTGGCCTTTCTGGTATTGTCTATCACAAGGTTATTGATGAAATTGAAAAATCATAATCAATAAGCAATAATACCGTCACCGTTGGCCTGAACACCCTGCGGTGACTTCTGCGCATATGATTGGGAAATTATATGCGACCACAAGTTGAACTCCTCGCCTTGCCACAGATGCAGAAATGCACCTGCGTTTTTTTGCATCCAGCGTTTGATCTCTGCGGAGGTGAAGCGTGAACTTCCCACAAGATGGCATCAAACTGCATCGCGGTAACTGAGGTAGCCTGAGTTTAACGGACACTCCTTCCTGAAATAGAATGGCATCAGAAGGAGCTAATAATGAGCAGAAAAACCCAACGTTACTCTAAAGAGTTCAAAGCCGAAGCTGTCAGAACGGTTCTTGAAAATCAACTTTCGATCAGTGAAGGCGCTTCCCGATTATCTCTTCCTGAAGGCACTTTAGGGCAATGGGTTACCGCCGCCAGAAAAGGGCTCGGTACTCCTGGTTCCCGCACGGTGGCTGAACTGGAATCTGAAATTCTGCAACTGCGTAAGGCGTTAAATGAAGCTCGCCTTGAGCGAGATATATTAAAAAAAGCAACAGCGTATTTTGCACAGGAGTCGCTGAAAAATACGCGTTAATCGAACAATGGCGACAACAATTTCCCATTGAAGCGATGTGTCAGGTATTTGGTGTATCCAGGAGCGGTTATTACAACTGGGTACAGCATGAACCCTCAGACAGAAAACAAAGTGATGAGCGGCTAAAACTGGAGATTAAGGTGGCACATATCCGCACTCGCGAAACATATGGAACCCGGCGGCTCCAGACGGAGCTGGCAGAGAATGGCATCATCGTTGGTCGTGACCGACTGGCACGTCTTCGTAAGGAGCTAAGGCTACGCTGTAAGCAGAAACGCAAGTTCAGAGCGACTACGAACTCGAACCACAATCTGCCAGTTGCGCCAAATCTGCTGAACCAGACGTTCGCTCCTACAGCACCAAATCAGGTCTGGGTGGCGGACCTGACGTATGTTGCCACACAGGAGGGATGGTTGTACCTCGCTGGCATCAAAGATGTTTATACGTGCGAAATTGTCGGCTACGCCATGGGAGAGCGCATGACAAAAGAGCTGACAGGTAAAGCCCTGTTTATGGCGCTCAGGAGCCAGCGCCCACCTGCCGGGCTAATCCACCACTCTGATCGAGGTTCACAGTACTGCGCATACGATTACCGGGTCATACAGGAGCAGTTTGGTCTGAAAACATCAATGTCGCGTAAAGGTAACTGTTACGACAACGCTCCGATGGAAAGCTTCTGGGGAACGCTGAAAAATGAGAGCCTGAGCCACTATCGTTTTAATAACCGGGATGAAGCCATCTCAGTAATACGGGAATACATTGAGATTTTCTACAATCGTCAGCGTCGTCACTCTCGTCTGGGGAATATCTCCCCGGCAGCCTTCAGGGAAAAATATCATCAGATGGCTGCTTAAAAAAAGAACAAATGGTAGTGTCCGCTATTGCCAGTACACCTCAAACTTCACCGCTATTGGTCGGCAGATCCAGCCTTATCTGGAGGACGGCAAATGCTTTCGCATGGTGCTTAAACCGTGGCGCGAGAGACGCAGTCTTTCCCAGAATGCACTCAGCCACATGTGGTACAGCGAAATCAGTGAATACCTCATCAGCAAGGGTAAAACGTTCGCCACTCCAGCTTGGGTAAAAGATGCTCTCAAACACACATATCTCGGTTATGAAACCAAAGACCTGGTTGATGTCGTAACCGGTGATATCACCACTATCCAGTCGTTACGCCATACCTCCGATCTTGATACCGGAGAGATGTATGTCTTCCTGTGTAAGGTTGAAGCCTGGGCGATGAATATTGGTTGCCACCTGACTATTCCACAGAGCTGCGAGTTTCAGCTGCTGCGCGACAAGCAGGAGGCGTAATGGCTACACCGCTTATTCGTGTCATGAACGGACACATCTACAAAGTACCAAATCGTCGTAAGCGTAAACCTGAGCTGAAGCCATCCGAAATACCAACACTGCTCGGATATACCGCTAGCCTGGTTGATAAAAAATGGTTGCGACTGGCAGCAAGGAGGAATCATGGCTGATTTGAGAAAAGCAGCGCGTGGTCGGGAATGCCAGGTAAGAATCCCTGGCGTATGTAATGGCAACCCTGAAACGTCTGTACTGGCACATATCCGGCTGACTGGATTGTGCGGCACCGGTACGAAACCGCCAGACCTGATTGCCACCATTGCATGTTCTGCCTGCCACGACGAAATCGACCGCCGCACGCATTTTGTTGACGCTGGATATGCAAAAGAATGCGCGCTGGAAGGTATGGCGAGAACGCAGGTTATCTGGCTGAAAGAGGGGGTAATTAAGGCGTGAATACTTACCACATCACACTACCCTGGCCGCCGAGCAATAACCGCTACTACCGCCATAATCGAGGGCGCACGCACATCAGCGCAGAAGGGCAGGCATACCGCGATAACGTCGCCCGAATCATTAAAGGCTCAATGCTGGATATCGGTCTGGCTATGCCTGTGAAAATCCGCATTGAGTGCCACATGCCGGATCGCCGTCGCCGTGACCTGGATAATCTGCAAAAAGCCGCTTTTGACGCACTCACTAAAGCAGGTTTCTGGCTGGATGATGAGCTGGTCGTTGATTACCGCGTTGTGAAGATGCCTGTTACCAAAGGTGGGAAGCTGGAACTGACCATCACTGAACTGGGAGATGAATGATGTTTGAGTCTTATATGGCAGAACGTCTTCGCCGCCGCTGGGTGCGCCTGCGCTTATATCGTTTCCCCGGTTCTGTTTTGACCGATTACCGAATACTGAAGAGTTACGCCAAAACCCTGACAGGAGCAGGAGTATGAAGTCAGAGATAACAATCAACTAAGGAAGGTGCGAACAAGTTCCTGATATGAGATCATCATATTCATCCGGAGCGCATCCCAGAGGGACATCATGAGCCATCAACTCACCTTCGCCGATAGTGAATTCAGCACTAAGCGCCGTCAGACCCGAAAAGAGATTTTCCTCTCCCGCATGGAGCAGATTCTGCCATGGCAGAATATGACCGCTGTCATCGAGCCGTTTTATCCCAAGGCGGGCAATGGCCGACGGCCCTATCCGCTGGAGACCATGCTGCGTATTCACTGCATGCAGCATTGGTACAACCTGAGCGACAGTGCCATGGAAGATGCCCTGTACGAAATCGCCTCCATGCGCCTGTTTGCCCGATTATCCCTGGATAGCGCCCTGCCGGATCGCACCACCATCATGAATTTCCGCCACCTGCTCGAGCAGCATCAACTGGCCCGTCAATTGTTCAAGACCATCAATCGCTGGCTGGCCGAAGCAGGCGTCATGATGACCCAAGGCACTTTGGTGGATGCCACCATCATTGAGGCACCCAGCTCTACCAAGAACAAAGAGCAGCAACGCGATCCGGAGATGCATCAGACCAAGAAAGGCAATCAGTGGCACTTTGGCATGAAGGCCCACATTGGTGTCGATGCCAAGAGTGGCCTGACCCACAGCCTAGTCACCACCGCGGCCAACGAGCATGACCTCAATCAGCTGGGTAATCTGCTTCATGGAGAGGAGCAATTTGTCTCAGCCGATGCCGGCTACCAAGGAGCGCCACAGCGCGAGGAGCTGGCCGAGGTGGATGTGGACTGGCTGATCGCCGAGCGTCCCGGCAAGGTAAAAACCTTGAAGCAGCATCCGCGCAAGAACAAAACGGCCATCAATATCGAATACATGAAAGCCAGCATCCGTGCCAGGGTGGAGCACCCGTTTCGCATCATCAAGCGGCAGTTCGGCTTCGTGAAAGCCAGATACAAGGGGCTGCTGAAAAACGATAACCAACTGGCGATGTTATTCACCCTGGCCAACCTGTTTCGGGTGGACCAAATGATACGTCAGGGGAGAGATCTCAGTAAAAACCGGAAATAACGCCAGAAATGGTGGAAAAAATAGCCTAAATAGGCTGATTCGATGTGTTTGCGGGAAAAAAATCGGCCCAGATCCGAGAAATTTTAATCAGCGAGTCAGCTTGGGAAGAAATGACCTGCTTATTCGCACCTTCCCTAATTAATACGCCAATTATTTACTAAAAGTTATTAAAAATGGGGCGTTGAAGCGCCCCCAAAAATAAAGGGTAATATATAACAGAAGGTTTGTATAGTTAGAAGCAAGGTTGTGCTTCTAAAGGAAGTGGCTTGAGGGAGCCACTTATATGTTGGGGAGGCAAAGCCTCCCACAACATATCTTTTAGTAATCAAATTAGAACTGGTAAACCATACCTACAGCAACGATATCATCGGTAGCAACGCCAGATGCTTTCGTGAAATCGCTCTTATCAATCAGGTTGATTTTGTAGTCAACAAAAGTGGACATATTTTTGTTGAAGTAATAGGTTGCACCTACATCAACATATTCAACCAGGTCCTGATCACCCCAAACACCCAAGTCTTTTCCTTTAGAATGCAGGTAAGCAACGGATGGACGCAGGCCGAAGTCGAACTGATATTGTGCAACAGCTTCGAAGTTTTGTGCTTTGTTGGCAATATGGTTATTACCAAAAACAGTCATGTTCTGGGTTTCAGAATAGGTGGTGGCCAGATAGATGTTGTTCGCATCATATTTCAGACCAGCTGCCCATACTTCAGCATTTTGACCAGAAGCATTCAGACCGTTGTTACCGTAGATAACCTGATTATTAGTGCGATCAGATTTAGCATAGGTTGCACCCACGCCGAATCCTTCATACTCATAAGTAGTTGAGAAACCGAAACCATCGCCATTAGCTTCAGTTACTTCATTTCGGTCATTTTTGCCCTGATACTGAGCTGCAAAGTTCAGGCCATCAACCAGACCAAAGAAGTCGTTGTTACGATAAGTTGCAACACCTGTGGTGCGACCAGTCATGAATACATCTGTTTGGGTCCAGGTATCGCCACCGAATTCTGGCAGAACGTCGGTCCATGCACCAATATCGTATGCTACACCGTAGTTACGGCCATAATCGATGGAGCCGTAGTCACCGAATTTCAGGCCAGCGAAGGCAAGACGGGTTTTATCTTTGGAGGAACCTTGAGATTCAGCGCGGTTGCCTTTGAATTCATATTCCCACTGACCGAAACCAGTCAGTTGATCGTTGATTTGGGTTTCACCTTTGAAGCCAAGACGGGCATAAGTAGTATCACCATCATCTGCATCATTAGAGGAGAAGTAGTGCTTAGCATTAACTTTCCCGTACAGATCCAGCTTGTTACTGTCTTTATTATAAATTTCAGCTGCCTGAGCAGACATCGCCATCAGTACTGATGCAGCTACAGCAGAAATTGCCACTGTTAATTTTTTCATCGTGAGCCCTTTTTTTTGAACTATTATTAAAAAATGATGTCACTGCGCGATAAATATTCATCTAATCAATGTGATTATTTCAAGATGTAAGTTTTGGTTTCTCGTTTGATTTGTGAAGTAGATCTCTATTTTTATCTGAACTTTTTTCTATCGAATCCTATTCATGGCTCTTGGCTGAATAAAAATAAATCTATTAGCCAATTTATATTAACGGCTGTTATTTATAAGTGCTCTGTAATTTGAAGGTTCAATTTAAATCGGCTAAAAATAACACTGGAAATTATTTGTTGGTTATTTGTTGAGATTTGCTTATGTATTTGTAGTGGTGTTTTCAATACTCGGTAGCATTCTCGCAAATATCATTTTGTGGTTTACGTACGTAAAAAATTGGTTATGCTGTTAAGAGTGGTTACTTCGTCACACAGCTTAAACCCGCCGTCGAGCGGGTTTTTCCATTTTTTGAGTCTCGATATTAGCTGATAACCCAATACCTGAGTTATTCACTGACTCCGAGTCTGTTACGTTTCGTAGTATTCCCTCAATTTACACCCGCTTTGTCTGCGAGGTGGGGTTATGAAATCCATGGATAAGTTAACAACGGGTGTCGCCTATGGCACCTCAGCAGGTAGTGCCGGTTACTGGTTTTTACAGCTGCTCGATAAAGTCACGCCCTCACAGTGGGCAGCAATAGGTGTGCTGGGTAGCCTGGTATTTGGCCTGCTGACGTACCTGACAAACCTTTATTTCAAGATTAAAGAAGACAAGCGTAAGGCTGCACGGGGAGAGTAATTCAATGACTCAAAACTATGAACTGATTGTGAAAGGGATCCGCAATTTTGAGAATAAAGTTACGGTAACTTTAGCGTTACGGGACAAAAAACGCTTTGACGGTGAAATTTTTGACCTGGACATCTCGCTGGACCGTGTTGAAGGTGCCGCGCTGGAGTTTTATGAGGCAGCAGCCAGAAGGAGCATCAGACAGGTCTTCCTGGATGTTGCTGCCGGGTTATGTGAAGGGGATGAGCTGTCGCCGGAAAAGCGCCCCATAATTTTAGAGGCGCAGAATGTGTGGATAACCTACAAAGGAAAGCTACCGGGAAGAATTACTGGTTCTCTGAAGACTCCGCCGAAATGGTAATTTCACCAGCATATTTTTCTTCCAGTAATACCGCCAGCCACTTGAAAGAATTTTGTTGTTGCTGGGACCATTTGGGGTTGAGTGATTCAAGCTGGAGCGATGCCAGTGTTGGTTGCATTTGTTCCTTGGGAATTGAGAATGCCAGATATTAAAATGCGACAGTAAGGGCATTTACATCATCCCGAAGCTTGGAAATGCAGTCGAGCAACTCCTGTAGAGAAATGGTGCTATTGTCCATAAACAATCCTCTCTATTGTATTTAACTATTCCTTGCCTGATTCAACAGGCCGGGACAGATAAACATATCCAGGGTTCAGAAACCGATAAATCCTGATAAATATCCATGAACGCAAAAATCAGATACGGCCTGTCGGCTGCCGTTCTGGCACTGATTGCCGTCGGTGCGCCTGCGCCTGATATTCTCGACCAGTTTCTGGATGAAAAAGAAGGTAACCACACAACGGCATACCGCGATGGTTCCGGCATCTGGACCATCTGTCGGGGTGCCACGGTGGTGGATGGAAAACCCGTTTTTCCCGGTATGAAACTGTCGAAGGAAAAATGCGACCAGGTTAACGCCATTGAACGGGATAAGGCGCTGGCATGGGTGGAGCGCAATATTAAAGTGCCACTGACCGAACCACAGAAAGCGGGTATCGCGTCATTTTGTCCCTATAACATTGGCCCCGGTAAGTGTTTCCCGTCGACGTTTTATAAGCGGCTGAATGCCGGTGATCGTAAAGGTGCATGCGAGGCGATTCGCTGGTGGATAAAAGATGGTGGGCGCGATTGCCGCATACGTTCAAATAACTGCTATGGACAGGTTATTCGTCGTGACCAGGAAAGCGCATTAGCCTGTTGGGGGATAGATCAGTGAGCAGAGTCGCCGCGATTATTTATGCTCTGGTTATCTGCGTCATCGTCTGCCTTTCATGGGCGGTTAATCATTACCGCGATAACGCGATTACCTACAAAGCCCAGCGCGACAAAAATGCCAGAGAACTGAAGCTGGCGAACGCGGCAATTACTGACATGCAGATGCGTCAGCGTGATGTTGCTGCGCTCGATGCAAAATACACGAAGGAGTTAGCTGATGCTAAAGCTGAAAATGATGCTCTGCGTGATGATGTTGCCGCTGGTCGTCGTCGGTTGCACATCAAAGCAGTCTGTCAGTCAGTGCGTGAAGCCACCACCGCCTCCGGCGTGGATAATGCAGCCTCCCCCCGACTGGCAGACACCGCTGAACGGGATTATTTCACCCTCAGAGAGAGGCTGATCACTATGCAAAAACAACTGGAAGGAACCCAGAAGTATATTAATGAGCAGTGCAGATAGAGTTGCCCATATCGATGGGCAACTCATGCAATTATTGTGAGCAATACACACGCGCTTCCAGCGGAGTATAAATGCCTAAAGTAATAAAACCGAGCAATCCATTTACGAATGTTTGCTGGGTTTCTGTTTTAACAACATTTTCTGCGCCGCCACAAATTTTGGCTGCATCGACAGTTTTCTTCTGCCCAATTCCAGAAACGAAGAAATGATGGGTGATGGTTTCCTTTGGTGCTACTGCTGCCGGTTTGTTTTGAACAGTAAACGTCTGTTGAGCACATCCTGTAATAAGCAGGGCCAGCGCAGTAGCGAGTAGCATTTTTTTCATGGTGTTATTCCCGATGCTTTTTGAAGTTCGCAGAATCGTATGTGTAGAAAATTAAACAAACCCTAAACAATGAGTTGAAATTTCATATTGTTAATATTTATTAATGTATGTCAGGTGCGATGAATCGTCATTGTATTCCCGGATTAACTATGTCCACAGCCCTGACGGGGAACTTCTCTGCGGGAGTGTCCGGGAATAATTAAAAACGATGCACACAGGGTTTAGCGCGTACACGTATTGCATTATGCCAACGCCCCGGTGCTGACACGGAAGAAACCGGACGTTATGATTTAGCGTGGAAAGATTTGTGTAGTGTTCTGAATGCTCTCAGTAAATAGTAATGAATTATCAAAGGTATAGTAATATCTTTTATGTTCATGGATATTTGTAACCCATCGGAAAACTCCTGCTTTAGCAAGATTTTCCCTGTATTGCTGAAATGTGATTTCTCTTGATTTCAACCTATCATAGGACGTTTCTATAAGATGCGTGTTTCTTGAGAATTTAACATTTACAACCTTTTTAAGTCCTTTTATTAACACAGTGTTATCGTTTTCTAACACGATGTGAATATTATCTGTGGCTAGATAGTAAATATAATGTGAGACGTTGTGACGTTTTAGTTCAGAATAAAACAATTCACAGTTTAAATCTTTTCGCACTTGATCGAATATTTCTTTAAAAATGGCAACCTGAGCCATTGGTAAAACCTTCCATGTGATACGAGGGCGCGTAGTTTGCATTATCGTTTTTATCGTTTCAATCTGGTCTGACCTCTTTGTGTTTTGTTGATGATTTATGTCAAATATTAGGAATGTTTTCACTTAATAGTATTGGTTGCGTAACAAAGTGCGGTCCTGCTGGCATTCTGGAGGGAAATACAACCGACAGATGTATGTAAGGCCAACGTGCTCAAATCTTCATACAGAAAGATTTGAAGTAATATTTTAACCGCTAGATGAAGAGCAAGCGCATGGAGCGACAAAATGAATAAAGAACAATCTGCTGATGATCCCTCCGTGGATCTGATTCGTGTAAAAAATATGCTTAATAGCACCATTTCTATGAGTTACCCTGATGTTGTAATTGCATGTATAGAACATAAGGTGTCTCTGGAAGCATTCAGAGCAATTGAGGCAGCGTTGGTGAAGCACGATAATAATATGAAGGATTATTCCCTGGTGGTTGACTGATCACCATAACTGCTAATCATTCAAACTATTTAGCCTGTGACAGAGCCAACACGCAGTCTGTCACTGTCAGGAAAGTGGTAAAACTGCAACTCAATTACTGCAATGCCCTCGTAATTAAGTGAATTTACAATATCGTCCTGTTCGGAGGGAAGAACGCGGGATGTTCATTCTTCATCACTTTTAATTGATGTATATGCTCTCTTTTCTGACGTTAGTCTCCGACGGCAGGCTTCAATGACCCAGGCTGAGAAATTCCCGGACCCTTTTTGCTCAAGAGCGATGTTAATTTGTTCAATCATTTGGTTAGGAAAGCGGATGTTGCGGGTTGTTGTTCTGCGGGTTCTGTTCTTCGTTGACATGAGGTTGCCCCGTATTCAGTGTCGCTGATTTGTATTGTCTGAAGGGTAATGACTCCAACTTATTGATAGTGTTTTATGTTCAGATAATGCCCGATGACTTTGTCATGCAGCTCCACCGATTTTGAGAACGACAGCGACTTCCGTCCCAGCCGTGCCAGGTGCTGCCTCAGATTCAGGTTATGCCGCTCAATTCGCTGCGTATATCGCTTGCTGATTACGTGCAGCTTTCCCTTCAGGCGGGATTCATACAGCGGCCAGCCATCCGTCATCCATATCACCACGTCAAAGGGTGACAGCAGGCTCATAAGACGCCCCAGCGTCGCCATAGTGCGTTCACCGAATACGTGCGCAACAACCGTCTTCCGGAGCCTGTCATACGCGTAAAACAGCCAGCGCTGGCGCGATTTAGCCCCGACGTATCCCCACTGTTCGTCCATTTCCGCGCAGACGATGACGTCACTGCCCGGCTGTATGCGCGAGGTTACCGACTGCGGCCTGAGTTTTTTAAGTGACGTAAAATCGTGTTGAGGCCAACGCCCATAATGCGGGCAGTTGCCCGGCATCCAACGCCATTCATGGCCATATCAATGATTTTCTGGTGCGTACCGGGTTGAGAAGCGGTGTAAGTGAACTGCAGTTGCCATGTTTTACGGCAGTGAGAGCAGAGATAGCGCTGATGTCCGGCGGTGCTTTTGCCGTTACGCACCACCCCGTCAGTAGCTGAACAGGAGGGACAGCTGATAGAAACAGAAGCCAC